TTATGCCTGAGGCGTCAGAGTCAACCAGACCATGCCCAAGGCTTTCAGCGCATCAGTGGAGCACTGGAAGTCAGCATTTCCCCCACTGACCTGAACCTGATTACCCGGCAAACGCGCAATATCATAGACGTCGATATTGCCGTCGATATCGATCAGCCAACGGCCATTGGCAATGTGCGTCACTGCCAAATCCACCAGCCAGGATAACCGACCGCCGTCAACGTAGGCCGGTTGCGCTACCCCTGCCGGGATCAGCGAACTGTCCGCAAACCATTCTCCCGCATCTTTCAACTGCCCGGCGACGAGCCGGTATTTCGGCAGCGCTTGCCCGCCAGTAGGTACCGTCACCACCGTGCTGCCACTGCCCATTTCCCCCTGTCCGGTTGCCAGCCACAACAGAGAAACGCCGGTATCCAGAGCGCAAGTCACCACGATATCCCCAGGGAAATAATTACGACGAACCCAGGTGCTCATGGTGCCCGACGAAATACCCAGTAAATCTCCCAGCTCTTTTTGCAGACTGAAACCATAGGCGTCGAGGATGCGGCGCAGCACACCTTTACCGCCAGAGGCCAGAACCCGATCGTAAAGCGCTTTTCCCTGCGCGGGTTGAATCGGTTTACGTTCGTTTTTTGCTTTTGCAAGCTCCCCGGTCATAAGCCAGGCCAAATCCGCGCCCGTAGCCAGCGCGCAGCTGATGATCACATAGCCAGGCACACTGCCACGTTGCTGCCAACTGCTGATGTTGTTAGGAGCTATCCCCAGGATTTCACTCAGCTCTTTCTGCGTGCCAACGCCATAAGATGAAAGGATCCTTTCAATCACTGCGCCTACTGAGGCGTTATCGTTCACAGTCTCTTCACGCATATCATCACCGATTAAAATCAAAATTTGCATTTACAAGTCGCATTTTGCGATCTAAAGTGCCGCAAGAAAGTTTCACAAACGGCTTCAATGTCACTTTAGTTAAGATGATGCGACATGATTGATGAAAATGCAAACATCGCGGTAGTCCAATAGCAAGTTATGCTGCCATTGGTTAACGGTAAGCAGGCACGTTGCACACAGGGTAACGGTGATCCGAACCGAGATCAGCCTCGCTTTTGCAAGCCCATATATCACTTAGCATCCAGGGAGGTTGCCATGCTGTTGGCGAGTGAAGAGCAACGGGCTATCGGCCTACGGCGTATCGCTGAAATCCGCCGCACGCTATTCGCCCAATATAAAAATCAGGCCGAGGAGATCTACAACACGGCACCGCTGCATCTACGTCACACGCTCTGCTTTCATGCAGGCCTGACCGAGCGTCACGTGATGCTGCAGTTCCACGAGATGAGTTATCCCCAGCGACAGAAAATTGTCGCTGCACTCAATGCATTCATTGAACTGGGCAAATCACTGCCGCGCTATATCAGCGAAGAGGATTGCCTGCTGAATCAGAAAAAATAGCCGTTCTGCAACTTCTGGCGTGCAACCCGCCGGATGTCGTTCGGCCCAAATTTACCCTATCTGGAGAACACACCATGGCTGACACCATTGATATGGCGCAAGAACGCCAGGCGCTGATGCTCGAAAAGCAAATCGCGCACGCCAGGCCCGTAGTCACCCAAGCCTCTGCGCAGTTTTGCACAGACTGTGACGGGGAGATCCCGGAGGTACGACGCCGCGCTATTCCCGGCGTAAGCCGCTGCGTGGCCTGCCAGGAGATCTCAGAGGCTCAGCAACGTCACTTTATCCGGCGTTAATACGATGCCAGCTTCCCCCGGCCTTATTGGCCCCCCGCCTTCAGCCTCATTTGAAGGTGCCTATCCCTGGAATGCCCCGCGGCCAGCCATTGGCCGCGACCCCACGCTAAACCGCGATCGGTTACGCCAGTGGCAAGCCGCGCTGCGGCGCGTCAATTCTCTACCTTATTATCTGCGTATACAGTTTACCGAGCGCCACCAACATCTGTTGAGTCAACAAGGTTCGAAGGCTGCCTGGCACTATTTGGTGTTGGTTTTCGAACGTCGTATATGGCCGCGTATTCAGCAAGTGAATGATAAATTTGCTCTGAATCGGCAGGCCTCGATGCGCTTTGGTAGTGAGTCCGACAACTATAATGCTTTGCCCACGTTGGGTGACAAGGCGCTGGAACAGTTGGCAAAACGTATCGCCGGCCAGTTACTGGCGCTTTATCAAAGCGAGAGCGACACCCTACTGACCAGGCATGCGGGAGACTCTTCTGTCCTGCTGCGGGACGAAATTCAATCGCGGTTGTATGGCCAGATTGCCGGTATGGCACGCGCTTTCAATATTCAGCCCATGCACTGGTACTGTTATCGCAAGGGGTTGCTGGACAGCCACCGCGCGGTAGCGGCACTGTCGAGACTGACCAGCGATCGTTGGTGGCTGCGGCGCCTGAAGATGCAACGTATGCAGTGGCGCGAAGCGCTGCTGATCGCCATTGGCAACGTCAGCCGCAACACATCACCCTATGCCAGCCGTCAGGCCATTCGTGACGTGAAGGCGCGACGCCAGTCAAATCTGGATTATCTTCGCCGCTGCGATTTGGAAAATACCGTTACCGGGGAGCGTATCGATCTGATGGAGAAAGTGCTCGGCAGCATTGCCAACCCGGCGATCCGCCGTATGGAGCTAATGAATACCCTCGCAGGCATTGAAACCTACGCCGCGCGCAGCAGCCACATCGGCCTGTTTGTCACCCTGACTATCCCTTCCCGTTTTCATCCCACGCGCACTGCCGGCGACCGCGGTAAGTCACGCTTTAATCACCGCTGGGACTGCGAAGATTTTACCCCCAAAGACGGCCAACGCTACCTGGTGAAACAATGGAGTAAAATGCGCACTGCTTTCAAAGATCGCCAGTTGCAGGTCTACGGTGTTCGCGTGGTGGAACCGCATCACGACGGCACACCGCATTGGCACCTGATGCTGTTTACTCCCAATAATCACCGTCAACCGGTGATCGATATTCTGCTTCGTTATGCACTGCAGCAAGATGCCGGGGAACCCGGAGCGCAAGAGAATCGTCTCCAGTATAAGCACCTGAATCGAGGGGGAGCGACCGCTTACATGGCCAAATACATTGCCAAGAATCTCGATGGCTATGCACTGGAGGAAGAACTCGATCATGAGACCGGTAGCCCGCTGAGTGAAACCGCCAATGCCGTCAGCGCCTGGGCCAGCACCTGGCGTATTCCGCAGTTTCATCCTTTTGGTTTGCCCAGCATAGGCGCATATCGCGAGTGCCGTCGCATTCGTGGGCAAAGCCTGACGCAGCAGTTCGATGCGCGAACCGAAGCCGTACGCGCCGCCGCCGATACGGGAGATTTTGCCGGTTATATCAATGCTCAGGGCGGTGCTAACGTGCCGCGCAGCCGGCAGTGGGTGCGCGTAGCGCGTGATGATGCGCCCACGCTGAACAGCTATGACGAACGAGTGCAAAAGGTGGTCGGTATTTATGTCCCCCATCTGGGCCCTGATCGGGTGTACCGGACCCGTACGCTACAATGGCGCATCGTCGCTAAAAACCGCGAACCTGCGACACCTTGGAGTTCTGCCAATAACTGTGGATCCTCCTCCTTTAACGTCCCAAAACCGGCGCCCTCCGCACGTCTGACTCCAGCACAACAGCAGTATTGCCTGACTATTGCCCGCGATCTTCGGCAGACAGGCATCGTTCCGCAGCGCTGGCAGTTGGAAGTATTAGCAAGAGGAGGGAAAATCAGCTTTGACGGACAACTTGTACAATTTCCGCTAATCAATGACTGGGCCCATTTTTACTGCACAAATGATAAATCCAATCATTGACGCCTTTAGCGTTTTGCTTAATACTGTATAAATAAACAGTATACTTAAGAGAGGGCAAGAACAGTGGAAATTATGGATAAACAACAGCTAACACTGTCCCGCATCCAGTTCATCGCCGATGTTTCGCAGGCCGCGCAGTGCAGTGCCGCCGAATTTCTGATCGCCATGTCGCTGATTTCGGATCTGGCCAGCCAGGTGTTGCCAGACAATGATTATCAAGAAATATTTTACCCGGCTGACGGACAAGACTCTCGTTAAACCAGTCCCAGCTTGCACTCCCCCCCTTTTCCAACACCCGCCGCCGGCGGGTGTTTTCGTTTCTGCGTTCGGCATTTTCTCCCTTCGGTTGTGCCAGCCCATCCACAACCCCATCGCGTTGCCGACGTCTGCCCGCTACGGGAAACTGGCGCATATCCAGGGCCTCCACGCCTACCGCATTTTCCCCCACGCAGGAGCGTAATGATGAAAATTTATGCACAACAAGGCGACACCATCGACGCGATTTGCTGGCGCTATTACAGCAGCACTCAGCGTCTGGTAGAGCAGGTCTATCTCGCTAATCGCGATCTGGCCGAGGCAGGCCCGCTACTCCCCCACGGTCATCCGGTAGAACTGCCGGATCTGCCGGCGGCCGCTCAACGAGAAACCGTCAAACTGTGGGACTAAGCGATGGAAAAACTCACCTCAACGCTTGCCTACCTCACGGCGGCCTGTCTGGCCTGGATGGGGCGACATTCCACACAGGACATTGCCCTCTTGGTCGGCGCTGCGGTCGGTGTCGGTACTTTCGCAGTGAATTGGTACTACCGGCGTAAAAGTTACCAGCTGTTGAAATCGTTAAAAAAAAACGGTCTGAAACGCGGAGTCTACGATGAGCTCACTCGCTAAACGCTGCAGCGTGGCGGCTATTCTGGCCCTCGCCGCCCTGCTGCCACAGTTCAATACCCTGCACACCTCTGAACAGGGATTGCGCCTGATTGCCGATTTCGAAGGCTGCAGACTCTCCCCCTACCAGTGCAGTGCCGGGATATGGACCAACGGCATCGGCCATACCGCCGGTGTGAAATCCGGCTCCGTCATCGACGAACGTCAGGCAGCGGCCAATCTGATCGAGGATGTCCGCACCGTCGAGCTCGGCATCGCACGCTGCATGGCCGTAGAGATGCCGCAGCCGGTTTACGACGCAGTCAGCGCCTTTGCCTTTAACGTTGGCGTCAGCGCTGCCTGCAATTCCACATTGGCCACCTTTATCAAACGCCAACAATGGCAGGCGGCTTGCGATCAGCTACCGCGCTGGATCTATGTCAAGGGCGTTAAAAGCCAGGGGCTGGAGCGCCGTCGTCATGCCGAACGTGCTCTGTGCCTGCAGGGTATTCAGCGCTGATCCTGGCTGCATCGCTTCAACCACTCAAGGAGAGACATCATGCTAAAACCCGAGCAGTTGCGTACTGCGCTGACCACCGCTCTGCCAGACCTACAGACGCACCCCGATAAGCTACGCATCAGCCTGGATAATGGCCGCGTGGTCTCGACATTAGGCCCTTCGCTGTCATTCGAATACCAATACCAGCTCAATCTGACGCTGAGCGACCAGACAACCGAAGAAGACCTGGTGATGGTCACTGTCTTGGCCTGGTTGCGCAGTCACCAGCCCGACATTCTCGCCAACCCGGATAAACGTAAAAACGGTTTTGCCTTTAAACGCGACGTCAGCACCGCCGGCCAGCTTGATCTTCAGTTGCAATTGACCGAGCGCATCCAGGTAGAACAGCGCGAAGGTGCACTGCATATCACCCCTCTGGCCGAGCCGCCGGAGCCGGAAAACGTCATTCGCTTCACCCGTGTTTACCTGCACGGCGAGCTGATCAGCCAATTTCAGCAGCCATAAACTGACCCTGGGGACGGCTTCGGTTGTGCTGGCGTCAGCTAAACGCCGCCGCGTTGTCGCCCCCCTTATACGGCGGCATTCTTAACAAATGAACACAGACAACTTCGATATTCAGCGCCTGGTGCGCAACCTGATACGCATCGGCACCATCAGTGAGCTCGACCTCGAACGCGGGCGCTGTCGCGTTGCCACCGGTGGCAACCTCACCGACTGGCTTAACTGGCTAACCGGCCGAGCCGGTGACGCTCGCTGCTGGTGGGCACCCAGCGTAGGCGAACAGGTACTGGTGCTGTCGCTGGGGGGCGAGCTTGATACCGCCTTCGTGCTCCCCGGCATTTTTTCCGATGCCCATCCCGCGCCGTCAACCTCGGCTCAGGCGGCACACATCACCTTCCCTGACGGCGCGGTAATCGAATACGAACCGGCAGAGGGGGCACTGAAAGTCATGGGGATCAAAAGCGCCACCATTGAAGCCACAGAGCAGGTAAGCGTCACTGCACCGGCCATCACCTGTCGTGCAACGAGCAAGATCACGCTGGATGCCCCCGAGGTGGAATGCACCCAGCTATTAACCACCGGCACCATCGCCATCCGGCAGGGCGGCTCGATGACCGGCGATCTCAACCACTCCGGCGGTAGCATCAGTTCTAACGGCGTGGTGGTACATAGCCACACCCACGGCGGCGTGCAAAACGGCGGAGGCCAAACGGATAAACCAGCATGAATAACGCGAAATATCTTGGCATGAATCGCGGCTCAGGCCGCGCGATCACCGACATTGAACATATCCGTCAGTCAGTGAGCGACATTCTGATCACCCCAATCGGCTCACGCATCATGCGCCGCAATTACGGTTCGCTGCTGTCCGAGCTGCTGGATCAGCCGCAAAACGACGTGCTGCGGCTGCAGATTATGGCCGCCTGCTACAGCGCGCTGCTGCAGTGGGAGCCGCGCATTCAACTTAGTGGCATCACCTTTAACACTACCATCGACGGAAAAATGGTGGTCGACATTACCGGCAACCGTATCGATACGCCGGATACCTTTTCTCTTTCTGTTTCTGTGAGCTGACACCATGGCAACCATTGACCTGAGCTTATTACCCGCCCCCACGGTGGTGGATCCCCTCGACTACGAGTCGCTGCTGGCCGATCGCAAGGCCACGCTGATTTCCCTTTACCCGGAAGAACAGCGTGAAGCCATTGCACGCACGCTGACGCTGGAGTCGGAACCGATCGTCAAACTGCTGCAGGAAAACGCATACCGCGAACTGATCCTGCGCCAGCGCATCAATGAGGCCGCTCAGGCGGTGATGCTCGGCTATGCCGGTGGCAGCGATCTCGATCAGCTTGGCGCTAACTTCCAGGTTGAACGCCTGGTGGTCCAGCAGCCTGACAATACGGTCATTCCGCCGGTAGCGGCGATTATGGAGTCCGACAGCGATTTCCGCGTTCGCATCCAGCAGGCATTCGAAGGGCTGAGCGTGGCCGGCTCCAGCGGTTCCTACGAATACCACGGTCGTTCCGCCGATGGCCGGGTGGCCGACGTTTCCGCCACCAGTCCCAGCCCGGCCAACGTACTGATTTCGGTGCTGTCGCGTGAAGGTGATGGCACCGCCAGCGCCGAGCTGGTGGCAATTGTCGATAAAGCGCTAAACGATGAAGACGTGCGCCCGGTGGCGGATCGGGTCACCGTCCGCTCCGCCACTATCGTCAATTACAATATCGATGCGCTGCTCTACCTCTACCCTGGTCCGGAAGCAGAACCTATCCGCCGCGCCGCCGAAGCCAAGTTAAAAAGCTACATCAGCGCCCAACACCGTCTGGGGCGTGATATCCGTCTGTCGGCAATTTACGCCGCTCTGCACGCCGAAGGGGTGCAACGGGTGGAACTGAAAAGCCCGCAGGCCGATATCGTGCTGGATAAAACCCAGGCGTCGTACTGCGCCAGTTATCTTCTGACCGTCGGAGGCTCCGATGAGTAACCGTCTGCTGCCGGTCGGCTCTTCACCGCTGGAGGTCGCTGCGGCGGCCGCCTGCGCCGAGCTGGCCACGATGCCGGTACCGCTGCGGGAGTTGTGGAACCCGGCCACCTGCCCGGTCAACCTGCTGCCGTATCTGGCCTGGGCGTTTTCGGTCGATCACTGGGATGAGGGCTGGACGGAAGAAACCAAACGCAACGTCGTCTCCTCTGCCTTCTTCGTGCATCGCCATAAAGGCACTATCGGCGCCATCCGCCGCGTGGTCGAGCCCTTGGGCTATCTGATAAAACTGCGTGAATGGTGGGAAACCAACGCGGAACCCGGCACCTTTTCACTGGATATCGGCGTGCTGGAAAATGGCATCACCGAAGAAATGTACCTGGAAATGGAACGGATGATCGCCGACGCCAAACCGGTCAGCCGCCACTTGACCGGCCTGGCGCTGAACCTGGAGGCCGCAGGCAATATCGAGGTGGCCGGTGGTCATTACGACGCCGAGATAACCACGGTATATCCGGATTATGTCGAGTTCGCCCGTCAAATGCTGGAGGGCCACTATCAGTTTTTACAACGTAATACCGGTACCACCCTGGATTCGACCCAACAACATTTTGTTCTCAACTCAGAACATGTTCTGGCCGACTCACGCCATGAACGAGAGCTTTCACGCATGGCGGGATTGCCCAATGATGCCACCACCGAGGGGCAGGCGTTGCAAATTCTCGGCTATGCCCATGCCTTTTTGGCGACCCAACAACAGAAGTATCTGGATCAGGCCATTGCCTGTTTCGATGCTTATGTGACTCATTTTTACGACGGCGCCCCCATCCCGAAAACCCCTCAGCGTTGGGTAGCCAACTGGATCGTCAACGCCAAGGAGCCGGTGCCGGCCAACTGGCCGGTAGACAGTAAAGATCCGACGCACAGCGGTTTCAAAGGCGTCCCCATGACCTTCATTAAAGGCAAAACGCAGATCCCGCAGGGCGCGCCTTACTGGGGAGAATATCTGGATATCGCCACCTTCGCCTTTGACGGCACCCTGGCCTGGGACGCCATCAATGCGCAGGTGCGTGCGGTTGACGCCGCCGGCAACGTGGACTGGAGCAGTGACGGCAAGCGTTACGACGTGGCGTGGATCATTAACTGGCAGGGTTATCAGATTAGCGCCGACGGTGACATTCTGGCCCAGGGTCTGCCCGCCGCGCAGTTTGGTACCGTTCAACTGAAAGATGACACGCTCAGTGGCAGTCATAAGCTGAACTTCGCCAATCGTCAGCCCGTCGAGCACGGCGGCGTCATGATTGAACGTAATCAGGCTCAGCACAATCGTCCGCTGCACGTGCCGGTCCCGCACAATGCCATGGGTAATGCGGCAGACGCCGAGCTATGGTTTGCCGATGCCTGTCACCTGCTGCACAAAATCACCGGCGAGCAACGCTATTTCAATGCCTGGAAAAGCGTTGAATTCACCGCAATGGAATACACCGATATTGACGCGCAGGATAAGTTCTTCCGCCAGAGTTTGCATGCCAATACTCCCTTCACCGACGGCATCTCCTACGACTGGTCATATCCTGCCGGTGCGCCCGTCAGCTATGCACGCAATGCCGATGGCATGATCACCCTGCGCAAAGAAATTGCGTCACAGCAGTCACTGGAACAGCAATCCGTGTGGTTCCGCATCAACAACCAATCGAAAGTACGCACCAGTTTCGGCGGCGTTGATGACCAGAACCAGCCTATTTCCTGCCGGTTGCAATTGGCCATAGCAGTGGAAAAGGATGCAAAACAAACCACCGACTGGGGCATCGGTCTGCCGCAGTCCACCCAAACGCAGGTAAAAACTTACGATATCCCACTCACCAGTCTGGCGGCATTGTCCCGTAAAGATGGTAGCGATTATCTGCTGGCCGACCTGCGTGCGGTGACCGATTACGGCGGTTGCGTGATCGGCAGCCGGTTTGAAGAACAGGTTTACGATAGGCGCAGCGCAACGGTGATCAATGCCAGCTACCCCAACGATGACGCTGGCATGGTGATCGGCGCCTGGCTGACCGCCGAGGAACGTTTTCCGGTAAACCAACTGGTTTATCGTGCTGATGCCGACTTCAATCTGCGGCTTGAGGACGACGATAAATGGCGCTGGTACTGGATGCTGCCCGCCACCGAGGGTAAATGGAAGTTGGCAACCTTTGACCCGACTGCTGCGGTGCTGAGCGGCTATCAGCCAGACCATCAGGATGGCGATGAGAAACCTGCCCGTCCTGATTTCAGCACGGTGGATCAGGTCACTATCCTGCAAGACGGCAATGTAGCGAACGCTAACTTCAGCTACTACGTACTGAATGATATTCCGCCAACCTTCAACGCCGACGACGGTTACACCATCAAATATCGCGTCACGTTACAGGCGGAAAATCCTTATACCGCGCTTTTGGGGGATTGCACCCTGCTGGGCCATCGTCAGGACAGCCTGTTCTGCACGCCCGGCGTGATCCCCTTTTCCAATATCTATCAGGCAGACAGCCAACAGTTCGACGGCTGGCACGGCATGCCTTATCCAGGCTACCAATACCCCTTTATTTTCGTGCATGCCGACGCCGATCCCGACGGCCTGATGCTGAACAACATGACCGAATTCCTGTGGCAGTCACAGCAATGGTACCAGCAGCAGTTTGGCGTATTGGGGCCAGGAGCTTCCGCTTATATCTGGAATCGCTGGGACAACCTGAGCTATGGCAATGCGGACAGCTGGACCATGTATCACTGGGGCGATGGCACCGCCTGGTCTGGTTATCAGCCGCGAGCTTTCTTTGGCGCTGCACGCGCCTGGCATGAGCTGACACTGGCGGGTAAAACACCGCCGGCCAAATTGGTCAGCTATGTCGAAAACTGGCTGCGCTGGCTGATCGGCTTTACCCAGGACTCAGGCGGTATTACACCGACCGATTTCCCGATGACGGGTATCCCGCAGCCCAACAAACATGATTTTACAGGCCATATGTGCGGCCTGTGGTTGGCTGGCGCCGTGCTGACAAAAATGGCCGGCAGTGAGATTACCGGCACCGAACATTTTATCGAACAATGCGTTACAGAGTTACAGAAGAATTATCTCGCCACTGGGGATGTGATGGATGGCGCCTGGTCACCGGCACCACGTCCCGGCACGGACAACGGGATGTTCTTCGGTTTTTGGTCGGGTGAAATCCTGCGCGGATTGAGCCTGTATGTGATGTACAAGAACGGCCTGAATGACCTGGCCGACAAACAAAAGAGAGCAACGACATGACAGCAAAATATCGCGCCCTGCTCACCGATCAGGGTAAAGCGCTGCTGGCTAACGCCGCGGCAACCGGCCAGAAGCTGGAGATCACCCAGATGGCGGTCGGCGATGGCGGTGGCTCAGCCACTCTGCCCAGCGAAAGCCAAACCAAGCTGGTGAATGAAAAACGCCGGGCGGTGCTCAATTCCCTGCAGGTTAACGCCGACAGCAGCAACCAGGTGATCGCCGAGCAGGTGATCCCGGAAGATACCGGTGGCTGGTGGATCCGTGAATTGGGGTTGTACGATAAAAATGGCGTACTGGTGGCCGTGGCTAATACACCAGACACTTACAAGCCATTGCTGGCCGAAGGTGCCGGTCGTACTCAGGTAGTGCGCATGGTCCTGCTGGTCAAAGGTGACGCCAGCGCGGTGATTGTGGCAGACAAAACCGCCGTGCTGGTTTCCCGCGATACGCTGGATGCGGCTATCGCCGAACATGCCCGTTCACGTAACCACCCGGATGCCACCCTGCTGGCCAAAGGCTTCACCCAACTGAGCAGCGACAGCAACAGCAACAACGAAGTTCTGGCAGCGACGCCAAAAGCGGTGAAAGCGGTTAATGACGAGGTCAAAAAACGTCTGCCACTGAGTGGGGGTGATATCACCGGTTTGGTAAGAATGAGTTATAAAACGGGTATCTACGGCCTGGACGCTGCCGGCGCGCAAAACAATATGGTCATGCTCGGGAACCAAACCTACCCTAATGCCGTATTATTGGGTGGTAGTAATGTTCCCTCCATTATTATCTCGCAAACCAACCCACAAACGCTGGTAGCCGGTAAGCCTTATACATTTTTTCACACGGGTTTTAAACCTACGGCGGCGGATGTTGGGGCCTACAATAAGGCCGATGCCGACGGCAAATTTGTCAAACAGAGCGGCGATACCATTACCGGTGGCCTGACGGTGAATGGCTCCATCGAAACAAAATCTGGGCTGACCACTCCGTCATTATCAGTGAATGGCTCAACCACTATCTCAGGTGGACTTACAGCCAAGGCTAGTGTGGAACTTTACGGTTCTACTCCATATATAGATTTTCACTATGATAATAGCACCGGTAATTTTGACACCAGATTAGTTAATGACAATAAAGGGATATTGTCTTTCCACGGTTCAGAATATTATGTTAATGGAAAGTTGAGTGTAACCGGCGATGTTTGGTTTGGTGGCGCTACAAATATTAACGGCCCCACTATTCTCTATAATTCTGAATTTATTCACAAACGAGGGAATATAACTTACGCTGACGGTAATCGACAAACCAATGGTTTTCGCCTTCAAGGCCAAGGGGATCTGCTTACCGACATTTACCATTACGAAAAGGTTGGCAGTTATCACGAATTTGGCTTTCATGTAGCTAATGGCGGAGCTGATGGTTGGTTCACTTTCCGCAACAACGGTGAGTTTCGTGCTAATGGCGCAGTCTTCGCTGCAGGAGCGACGTTTCAAACAGACGGTAATATTAATGGCAGCATCTGGGGAGGCTATTTAAATAATTATCTTGACAGAAGCTATGTGCGTGACATTCGCCTGGCTAGTCGAGGAACTATTCTCACCGATGGCAATATGACTGAGGCCCCTTCAGGAGCGGTAATAACCGGCGGCAACGGTAATGAAGGAAATCAACTTGGGTATATGTATTATCGCATGTTGCAAAAACACATTAACAACAACTGGTATACGGTGGCTTACGCATGAAAAATCTCGGCCCATTTTTTACTTATAAACCTGAGAAAGGCACACCTCAGGCAATCCTTTCAGGAAGTTCAAATATATTGTTTATGAAAGACAAAAACGGAGATGATTGGTATGACGTGCAACATCACTTCAATGAAAAAACACTGAAAATAGTTTTCGATAGTAGCGGAATTATACATAGCGCCAGTTACGATGCATCTAGCTTATGGCCCATTGATGCATTTGTCGCTGAAATTTCAGCCAGTGATATTCCGGATAAATTCCCACTCCCGATTAAGGGACTAGACTGGCAATTCAATGGGAAAGAGATAGAACCGCGAACTTATACCGCTGAGCAATTAAAAATTCAGGCAAAATATGAAAAAGATACTTTGCTGAACCAGGCGGCGAAAGAAATTGCACCTCTAAAGGATGCTGCCGACCTCAATATTGCCACTCCAGGTGAACTTGAACATCTGAAAACCTGGATGCTATATAGGGTGATGCTCAGCAGAGTCGATCCAGGCTTGGCCCCAGACATCGACTGGCCGCAGCCGCCACAATAATCGCACCTTCAACGCCCCGCCCGGGGCGTTTTTTTATCTTGATTTTCCTGCTGTTGTACCAGTTCTCATACATACCCAATGAGATGCGCGGCCCCATCGCGAAGGGCATTCTGTTGTTACCAACCACAAACGGAGTAATGCTATGGGTGATTATCACCACGGCGTGCGTGTCCTCGAAATCAATGAAGGCACCCGCGTAATTTCCACCGTCTCGACGGCGATTATTGGCATGGTTTGTACTGCAGAAGATGCCGATGCCAGCCTGTTCCCTCTCAACACTCCGGTGTTGATCACTGACGTTCTGGCCGCCAGTGGCAAGGCCGGCAAAAATGGCACCCTGACACGCTCGCTGCTGGCGATTGCCGAGCAGGCCAAACCGGTCACCGTCGTGGTACGTGTGGCAGAAGGCAAAGACGAGGCCGAAACCACCTCCAATATCATTGGCGGCGCCGATGAAAACGGTAAATACACCGGCATGAAAGCCTTGCTGGCGGCACAGGCCGAACTGGGTGTGAAGCCACGTATCCTGGGTGTGCCAGGCCACGACAACCTGGAGGTAGCAACCGCACTGGCCGGTATCTGCCAACAACTGCGTGCCTTTGGTTATATCAGCGCTTACGGCTGCAAGACCGTCTCCGACGCCATCAAGTACCGCGCAGGCTTTAGCCAACGCGAACTGATGTTGATCTGGCCAGATTTTGTTAACTGGAACACCACCACCAACAGCAGCGACATCGCATACGCCACCGCTCGTGCACTGGGTCTGCGCGCCAAGATTGACCAGGAGACTGGCTGGCATAAAACCTTGTCCAACGTCGGCGTCAACGGCGTCAGCGGTATTTCAGCCAGCGTATTTTGGGATCTGCAAACCGTCGGCACCGACGCTGACCTGTTGAACGAAGCCTGCGTCACCACCCTGATCCGCAAAGATGGCTTCAAGTTTTGGGGCTCACGCACCTGTTCCGACGATCCATTATTCCAGTTCGAAAACTATACCCGTACCGCGCAGGTATTGGCTGACACCATGGCCGAAGCTCATCTGTGGGCAGTTGACCGCCCAGTTACGCCAACGCTGATCCGCGACATGATCGACGGCATCAAAGCCAAGTTCCGCGAGCTGAAATCCGCCGGACTGATCATTGACGGCGACTGCTGGTACGACGAAAGCGCCAACGATAAAGAAACCCTGAAGGCCGGCAAACTGTTTATCGATTACGACTACACCCCGGTACCGCCGCTGGAAGATTTAACCCTGCGCCAGCGCATCACCGACCGTTACCTGGCGAACTTCGCCGCGTCCGTGAACAGCTAAGGAGACCTGAATAATGGCACTGCCAAAAAAACTGAAATATCTGAACCTGTTTAACGACGGCTTCAACTACATGGGTGTGGTCTCGGCCATGACCCTGCCAAAACTGACCCGTAAGCTGGAAAAATTCCGCGGCGGCGGCATGAGCGGCGCAGCCTCGGTGGACTTCGGTCTGGATGACGATGCGCTGGTAGTCGAATGGACCATGGGCGGCATCGATGAGCTGGTGCTGAAACAGTGGGGCCGCGTCGACGCGGTACCGTTGCGCTTTACCGGTTCTTTCCAGCGTGACGACACCGGTGAAGTATCGGCACTCGAAGTCGTGATGCGCGGTCGCCACAAAGAAATCGACAGCGGTGACTTCAAACAAGGCGAAGACACCGAGACCAAGGTTTCTACCGACTGTACCTACTTCAAACTGAGCATCGACGGCAAAGAGCTGATCGAGATCGATACCGTCAACATGATTGAAAAAGTCGACGGTGTGGATCTGCTGGCGGCCCACCGCCGCGCTATCGGCCTGTAATTCATCACCTCAATGGCCAGCCTTGGTGCTGGCCCTGTTTCCCTGACAATAATTGGATACCCCCATGGAACTGAATGCATCCCCAGAAAATACCGTAATGCTGGAAACCCCGATCAAACGCGGTGACAGCGAGATCCGTGAAGTACAGGTCACCAAACCGAATGCAGGCAGCCTGCGCGGTATTGGTCTGGCGGCACTGGCCAACGCCGACGTCGACGCCCTGATCACCATCCTGCCGCGCGTCACCTACCCGAACCTGACCAAGGAAGAGTGTGCACGCCTGGAGCTGCCGGACCTGATCGCGCTGGCCGGACAGGTGATCGGTTTTTTGTCACCGAAATCGGCCGAGTAAACATCGACCCCGTTCTGACCGTGGACGATCTGATGGCGGACATCGCAGTGATTTTTCACTGGCCGCCATCAGAGATGAACGGCATGACGCTGACAGAGCTGATGGAATGGCGCTATAAGGCCCTTCAACGTAGTGGAGTAAATACAGATGAGTAGCAGCGGCAGCAAAAAAACGTTGGCAAACGCGGACACCAGCATCCGCAACCAGCAAAAGCGGCTAAAAACAGAACAAAAAAAACAGACTCAACTAACCCAATTACTGAAGATAAAAGCGGCGCAAGCCGACGTACTGATTGAGCTTGATGCGATTCAAAATACCCGTATGGCTTTGCCCACGTTTTTATCTTCCCCCAAAGATATTGAAACAACGCAGCAGGCGAATCTCAATCACGTCGTGCAAAAGGCCCGTGGAGCCATTTTATCGCTCCAGCAAGGCCATCTGGAAAAACAGCTCCAGGGCAAAGGGATTGATACCGCCAATTTAACCGGCGCCCAGCAACGCTCACAAGAAAATTCAGAGACCGCCCAAAACCTTCTTAGCCGCCAACAAGGTGTCCGCCAAAAACTGCGTCAGCAAAGACGCACAAAAGTGCTTGGTGATTTTCAAACCCGACAGAACGGAATTGGAAAGATTCGCGATGTTGCTTCAAAGGGGTTGGGACTGGCAGGTACTGCCTTCAATACGGGTAAAGATTTGCTGGCACCGGGTATGAAGTTTGAAAAGCAGATGTCCGGTATGCAGGCGCAGTTGGGATTAAACAAAGACGACCACCGGTTAACAGCCCTGCGCCAGCAGGCAACCGGCAGGGTGTCCAAGGGACAGTCCCCGCAGGAGGTCGCTGAAACGCAATCCGCTCTGGCCGCCGCTGGCTACAACCCTCAGGAAGTTTTGGCTGCGGCCCCCGCAGCACTGAATCTGGCCAAGGCCAGCGGCAGCAGCATCGAGGAGGCAGTAAAAGCTCTATCGGGTATCCAGCAGGCGTTTCAGCTGCCGGCCGATCAGGCTGGAAATATCGCCGATATAATGGCCAAAGCCAGCAGCAGCTATCAGTGGAGCCTTGATGAGTTCGATAAAAAAATACGGACAGCCGCACCGGCAGCCCTCCAGAGTGGACAGAGCCTGGAGCAAACCGCCGCACAGTTGGCCCCACAAGGGCACAGCCTGGGAAACGTCGATGGCGCGGCTCAGGCGATGGTCACCGTACGGGGGGATAATCTGGATGGCGATATCAAGAAACTGTTCGCCAACTGGGACAGCATTCGCATAGATCTTTTCGACGGCCAGAATTCATCTCTGCGCCAACTCACACAAATCGCGACCGGCTGGCTCAACACCCTGGGCCAATGGTCAAAAGAAAACCCTACGTTAGCCAATAGCCTGATGACCGTTGCCATTGCAATCACTGCACTGATTGGCGGCCTGTCAGCCATAGGTACCTTTATCGTGCCGGCGCTGAGCGCCATTAACATGCTGATGGCCGGTGCGGGTCTACTGGGCACCGTATTCACTTCCGTTGGCGGCATGATAGCCGGAGTCTTTGCTACCCTCAGCCTGCCCATTGTCGCCGTAGTCGCAGCGATCGTCGGAGGAGCCGCCTTAATCTATAAATATTGGGAACCGATTAGCGCCTTTATCGGTGGAGTCGCGGAAAGTTTCAGTACGGCAATGGGTCCTATTGGTGATGCATTTTCTCCAGTGATTACAGCCTTCAACAGCGTCATGGACAAGTTAAAACCGGTCTATAACTGGTTTATGCAATTATTGACACCGATAAAAAGCACTCAGGAAGAACTGAACACCGCAGCGGCTTACGGAAAAATGCTGGGCGAATGGCTGGTTTGGGCATTCAGGCTGCCCGGCGATGCGCTTAACCAGTTGATTGGCTTAATCGGCAGGGCGCGAGGCATCATTGATTCGGCCATTGGATGGTTTAGCAATGAAAAAAGCGATCCAACCTCGGAAAAATATGACAGTAGCCTCTCCCCCAGCGGTGGCGTGCTGAGCTTGGGCAACGAAAACTATCGTGCCGTTCGCCCAACCGCTCCCCCTAACCTTTCAGATAACAGCGTACGGACCAATAACGTCTCTATCAACGTACCGGAGGGAACTACGCGTGACGAAATGGAACGCGTAGTCCGTTCAGCCATGATGGACATCGAAAATACTCGCCGTAATCAGCACCTCAGCGCTTATGCGCAGGTATAAGGAGCCAGACTAATGATGCTAACACTGGGACTGTTCGTATTTATGTTACGCACCCTGCCCTACCAAGCTATGAACCGTCAGTTGAGCTATCGCTGGCCAACAGGAAGCCGCGTCGGCCAAAGACCAAGCGCTCAATTTCTGGGGGTGGATGGTGAAACTATCACCTTAAGCGGACAACTGATGCCTGAGCTAACCGGAGGTAGGCTTTCTTTACTTGCCCTGCAAACCATGGCCGAACAGGGGCGTGCCTGGCCGCTTATCGAAGGCAGCGGCACCATTTACGGCATGTTTGTGATCGAGAAAATCACTCAAGACAGCAAAGAATTTTTCGCTAACGGCCAACCACGCCAAATTTCCTTCACCATCACATTAAAACGCGTGGATGAATCGCTACATGCCATGTTCGGTGATTTGCGTCACCAGGCTGGCGACCTGTTGGCGAAAGCGCAAAAAGCGACGGGAATGTCATTATGATCGCCGATGTTTATCAGCCCATGGGGGCCAAACCGGCCCCCGACTTTATCCTGACGCTGGCGGATAAAGACATTACCAACGATGTCCGTCAGCGGCTGATCTCGTTAAACATGGTAGATAATGGCGGCCTGAGCGCCGATCAATTGACCGTTAATCTGGACGACAGCGATGGCCTGATGTCCCTGCCCAGCCGGGGAGCCATTCTGGAGTTGTTTCTTGGCTGGAATAACTCGGCGCTGGTTGGCCAGGGCAAGTTTATTGTCGATACTATCATCCACTCTGGCGCTCCCGATCTCATCTCAATCACAGCTCGTAGCGTTGATTTTCGCGGCTCACTGAACGAATCCCGCAGCGAGTCTTATTCAGACAAGACCTTTGGCGAAATCGTGCAACAAATTTCAACGCGTAATGGGCTGAACGAACCCTATTTGAGCGATGAGTTGGCTGCAATAAAGATTGCGCATATCGACCAAACCAATGAGACCGATGTTCAATTTCTTTCCCGGTTAGCCTTGGTAAATAGTGCACGAGTGACTATCAAATACCAGCGCCTGCAGTTTATCAAACCCGGGTTTGGTCGCAGCCCGCGTGGCGAGCCAAACCCAATAAAAACACTGACCCGCAGTGACGGCGACACTCACCGTTTTGAACTGAAAGATCGCGGCGGTTACACCGGTGTCAGCGCCAGTTGGCTGAATACCGAACATCCGGATCGAGCCAACAGCAGCGTACAAGTAGAGCGGGAAATCCCGCAGGCAAACGCCAGTACATCCCGGCATCCTGCCGCCAAATTCGCTGACAAAATAGCTACCGCGCCACAGCAAACCAGTAGCTACATGGTCGGTAAAGAAAAGCAGGTCTACCACATTGCAAAAATCTATCGTGATAAAGAAACCGCCATGCGGGCAGCTCAGTCACTGTTTGAGCAATTACAAAGAGGGATCGCAACCTTTAGTATCAGCCTGGCCACCGGACAGCCAGATCTGTTCCCTGAGACTCCCATCCGAGTTTATGGTTTTAAGGAAGCTATCGATCAGCAACTGTGGGTGGTTAATAAGATCACTCATACCTTAAGCAACAGTGGCTTCTTCAGTAATCTGGAACTTAACGTCTACATTGAGGGTGTTGAGATCACTACCAAAGAAAATTAATCTCGCTTTCGAAAATCTAATCTTGTTTTTGCAAGTTATTGAGCTATTATAAGTCATATAACTTGATGCAGTCGAAAGAGGGATTCAACTATGATGCACTGTCCACTTTGCGGTAGCGTGGCCCATACTCGCTCCAGTCGCTACCTGAGTGAAGCGACCAAAGAGCGCTACCACCAATGCCAGAACATTAACTGTAGCTGCACCTTTGCCACGCATGAGTCCGTCGCGCGGGTGATTGTGAAGCCTGGCGATATTATTCCGGCTCAGCCGCACCCGGAAAAAGCCAAGCCGCGCGCCGCCGCGCTGTAA